TTCCGCAAGGATTTCAGCAGATAGAATGTTTGCAAGTTCAGTTTCAGCGTCTAAACCATGGATTGCTTTTAAGTCTTGAGCAAGTTCCATTGTGTATTCAGCTTTCAACGCTCTTGATTTAGCAGTCACAGTCGATTTCTCAATTGAGAATGCCATTTCAGCAAAAGCATTACCAGAAGCATCTCCAAGAGCTTCTGCAGCAGCAGTAGTCATACCTGTACCAGTTGTGTAACCAGTTGAAGTACCTATACTGTCGTTAAGTACAGCTGGGTTCGAACCTGTTTGAGCAGATGATGTAAATCCGTCAACGTTTGAACTTGCAGCGTTTGATCCTGAAAATTCAGTATCCGCTTCGTTAAATAAAGCTTCACTTCCTGATTGACTTGCATATCTGCTTCTCATAGCAAATATTAAGCCAGTAGGGCCAGACATAGGTTGAACGCCTGCGATGTCGTAAGCGATCAAGTTTGGCATAGCTCTTCTAACTAACGAGATTAGAATTGGATTCCAATTATTAATTGAAGCCCCAGTAGCGTTTGATGGAGCAGCTTCACTTAAAAATGCAGCATCCTCTCTCAAACTTTTTTCTTGGTTCTCCAAGATTACAGATGTAACGGCTCTTTTGTATGAATCTTTGATCTCTGGAAGATCAGGATGATCCAATACAGGCTGCCATTTCTGTTGTTGTTGTTCTGATAAAAACATTTGTTCTATCTCCTCTTTTTAGTTAATTAACTAATCCTTACTTTTTAGTGTAGGGATTTTTGTTTGTTTTACTAATAGCAGCGGAATATGCAGCCATTGAATCACTCAAATTAGAGTAATCTGGTTTGTCCGCTACATCATTAGATTCTTCACTCACCACTTTCTTTCTTGGGAAGTAAGATTCTTTTACAGTTTCTATCTTCTTTCTGAAATCAGCAGCGTCTTTATATTCAATACTCTCTGCTAAACCTTTAAACTTTTCTTTTTCAGTTTCAGCAAGATCAGATCCTACATCTTGTAGTATATCTTCTCTAGCAAATTCACCGACTTTAGAGTTAAGTTCAACATTTTGTTCAACTGATTCGTTAAGTTTATTTTTTAACTCCTCAATTTCCGCAGCTTGTTCATCAATCACATTGTATTTGTCCGTTGGGACATCAATGTAGTGTGATTCATATAAAGATTTAAGACCACCAATAAAGTCTTCGGTAATCTCATTTCTTAAACCTTTTTCTATAGCAAGTTCGTTTTCTTTCATCCACTCACTTACTACGTAATTTAAATAAGCGTCAACTTTTTCTACGATTTCAGATTTAGTTTCTTCAACTTTTTCTTCAACCTTAGTTTCGTATTCACTTTCTAAATTTTCAATTTCTTCAACAAGTTTTGCTTTGACAGCAGATTCGAATATTGTAGCCGCTTTTACTTTAAATTCTTCCGATAGGTCTTCACCTTCAGTTAAAGCACTTACGTCTTCTTTCATATCCATATCTTTTACTTTGTCTTTAGCAGACATTTCTTTTTTAACTTCTTTTCCGTCTTTTTCAGCATCTGCTTTTTCTTTTGCTTTCATTTTTGCAACTTCAGCAGGAGTGCCATCATAAGCATCTTCTTCTTTCACATCTTCTTTATCTTTTTTCTTTTCGTCATCATGTGACATCTCTTTTTTCATTTCTTTTTCTTTGTCTTCAGCTTCTTTCACGTCTTTTTTATCTTCTTTTTCCTCTGATTTTTCTTCCTTGTCTTTTTTCTTGTCAAGGTAGTTTTTTAAACCAGCAGGCATTTCACCTTCTTTAACTTCTTCTTTTTCTTTTTCGTCTTTTTTCTCATCTGCTTCATAAGCTGCTTTGATTTCTTCTTTATCTTCAGCATCTTTTTCAGCATTTGCTTTTAGTGATTGCATTGCATCAGCGGAACCTGCACTTTTTTGGTGTGCGTCACCAGTAATATGGTTAACGCCTTGTGCGAAATCTATTTTACCATCTGTAGGTGAAGTAATTGCTTTTGAAATTACTTGTTGTACAGTTGATGCTAGTGATTTAGCGGGTTCAGCTGGAGCTGCATTTCTTGTAGGCAAATCTGCCATGTTGTTGTCAGCCATTGTTATTTTCTCCTATTAATAGTTACAAAATACCGACACTCTTATTGGGAATGTCAAGTAATATTTATAAAATTACAGTTTTTTAAGGAATGATTCAAACACTTTTGCCTGAATATTAGCAAGTTGTGATTGTTTCGCTTGTTCTACCTGTAACTTTAATTGGTTAATTTCTTGTTCTTTTAGAACACCATTATTCCAAACCCATTCCTTACCTTCCATAATACCTTCTACAAATGCTTCAGGTGCTGATGGATCAGCAACTATATCAGCTGCTGTGGCAAGGTAAAAATCATTGTTTACTACATTTGCGCCTTGTGAGTTACTCAATGTTCCCATACCTCTACTTGAAACTCCTAGTTTTGCGCCTTCGTCAATAAGGTTCTTCACAATTTTTCCATAAGGTGTGTCTAATATTTTAGCTTCACCAATAAAGTTATTGCCTTCAGGATAGAGCGATTTTACCATATGTGATACTCTTTCTAGGTTAACGGTTGGTCCGTCTGGATGACCTAGTTCACCAAATGCTCTATTTTTGTTGATAAATTCTCGGTTGTATCTCATCACTTCTCTTCCCAAAATTTCTTTTGGGTAGACACGGCCGTTCTTATTTTTTGTCTCAGCCTGCATAAAGATACCTTTGATCTTGTAGCTCTTTTTACCATTGGTTTCTTCAACCAGGTATTCTGCGTCTTGTATTTCTTCCGTGATGAGTCTCATTTATATCTCTCTTTTTAATAAAACTATTTATAAAAGCTTTGTCTTATAAACCTTAATTTACTTCATTTTTTCACTCTATGTCAAAATTAAATGATATTGTAATGCGTTTTTTATTTGTAATAACCTTTGATATACTGTGGGTTAATACAGCTGGGAATATAAAAACATCATCTTGTTCAGTATCTAATTTAATATTTCTAAACAAAAAAGAATTTTCTGTTGTATTATCATCATCACAAAGTGAATGGTGTATATCTGTAAAACCAGTTGCCCACTTGTTTCTATTTTTGTCTATATCGTAATTTTTTTGAATAGTATTTAAAAGACCACCTCTATCGTAGTCTTCTTTTTTAAGTGATTTTTTGTAAACAGGAAAACTAAAAAGTTGAACCAAACTCATAATATAATATTATCTAAACACTGCTAATATTGTATAATTATCTCCGTTTGCAAAATTTTTTGTAGATAGTAAAACATCACCTGTTGGTGTTGTAGCATTGTTTGATATTTCATTACCGTCTACTCTTAAATCCCAAAATCCTTGACCAGAAAGTAGTACAGCAGTAGTATTAGTAGCACCATCCCATATCAACTCAACTGTTGATTTAGGATTTGCTGTATTTACTGACCAAAATATTTTTGATATTTTTCTGTTACCATCTTCAGTCATAAAAGTTGTTTCAGAAGCATCAACCTTTTTAACTAAAGTTTCACCAGTACCGTCAGAATAATTTGTTAACTTAACACCATATTTGACACCTGTTGTGTCAGTTAATACTTGTGTTGAAACTGTATCAGCCATTTGTAAAACCCTTTTCCTTTATAAATTCTAAAACTAAATTATATTTTGACACATTATTATCAGTTGTTAATAAAACATCTCCTGATGGATCAACCAATGTTGTGCCTGTTAATCCTTGTTTAAGTTTAGGTTCATTTATAACTAAACCATATGTGCCTCTACCAGATAACACTATTATTTCTTCATCTGTATCAGCATCAAAAAATAATGTTAAATTACCTGTACCTAATATTTCATAATATATTTTTGCAACTGATAAATCAGGTTTTGATGTTGCACCTGATAATTCAGAAGCATCTAATAAAACATTTTTTGTTTCATTACCAATACCACTTACTCTTACGGTTACCTTAAAATTATCGTCTATTAAAGTTGTTTTTGTAAAAGCCATACATAATTAACTTCTTGGTGAACCTACAGCAGATGCCTTAGATGTAGCGCAAGTAATTTTATCTTTAGGATGTTTTTCAATAATTACTGTGTCGCCAATTGCGATATAAATTGAACCAATAGCGCCATCGTTACCATCAACTACAGTACAAGTAGTATTTGATGTTGCGTGTATTCTTACAAATACAGCATTACCAATAGTGCTTGCACTTGGATTATCTACGTTAGCTCCCTTTACTATAAATGTTTGTGCCATTTTTTACCTTTTTAAAATTGTTAATGTTTCTTTATCAAAATAATTCATTAAATCATTCACACTAATATTATGTTTTTTTGCAGCAGTTTTGACATTTTTATCAAAGTTTGCTACAGCATCAGCGTCTTTATCAGCTGCTGTAAATATCATATCTACAGCACGTTTCATTTTAGGAGTAAGTTTATTATACTGCCTAGTACGCTTGTAATCATTTCTTTCAGTAATATTTTCTTTTTTAAAATTACTGAGCGTTTTCATCACCTGTTACCTCTGGTGCAGGAGTTTCTGCAGCCACATCATTACCTGAAAAAGGATTTGCTTCAGGAACATCAGCTCCTTGTTGTCCTGTAAATACTGATTTAGCCACGTCAACTTTTGCATTATCCAAAGCTGATGAAACTTTATCTGCAATTGATGATTTAATGGCATCAGCTGCTGATAAATTATCACTCTTTTGAAGTGAATCAACAAAGTTTTTTATATTTTCTTTACTCATAACTATATTTATCTCCTATACTATGCCACTCCAACCTGTATCAGGTTCTTTTGTGACTTTAGATTTCTTTTTTAGGTTCTTCTGTTTGAGAGCCTTCTTGGGTTTGAGGTTCTTCAGAAACAACCTCATCTTTAATCTGTTTATCAATTTCTGCAATTTCATTTTCATTTTGTTTTAAAATCTTTGTTCTTATATATTCGTTAGAGAAATACTTACCAACATAACCCTCTAATGATTGTGCCAGTTGTATTCTTTCTCTCATTATTTCTGAATTTTTAAGTTCAGCAAAGAATCCATCTTGTAAGAAGTTATAATATATTCTTTGACCAATTTCATCCCAATCCTCGGGTGCAATAACACCCTTTAAAATTAATTGAGTTTTTAACAAGTCTGAAAATAATGTAGTAAACTTCTTTCTTAATCTACCTACAAATTTAGTAAACTTCAATTCATCTCTACTAATTTCTGCAGCTCTTCCCATATTAAAACCTTGACCACTTTCTAATCTACTAATTGGAACATTAAGTGATCTGTAAAGTTTCTTTTGGAAATATTCTATATCTTGTATCTCGCCTAAGTTTTGACCACCAGGCAATGTAGTGATTTCAGTTCCTCTCCCACCTTCTCTACGAGGTAACCAAAAGTCTTCTAACATACTCATTTGATTTCTGTCATCTTTAATTTCACCTGTACTTGCGTCATATACAAGTTTATTTCTATATCTGGCCATAACATCTCTTAAATATTGTTCGGCCTTGATTTTAGGTAAATTACCTACATCAATATAAAATATTCTTCTTTCAGGTGCACGAGCAATTCTGTAAATAACAACAGCGTCCTCAATCATTCTTAATTGATTAACTGGTTTAATTGCTTTGTGTAAATAAGATAAAACTGTATTTTTAGTTTGATCTATAAGTCCAGATGAACAATATGTGATAGCATCTGTAGTTATCTGCAATCCACCAGCATTAGATGTTGCTGTCGGATGTATTCCTTTTTCATTAAATAAAAAATATTCTTGGTATTTGTCTGTCATAGCAAATGAACCAGGCATACCATCTACTCTATTTTTTCTAACTTCTCGTATCTTTTTAATTTTACGAGGGTCAACATATCTTAATTCTGTAATACCTTTTCTTGGACTATCTTTGTCAATAATTTTGTGATAGTATAATCTACCATCAATATACCATCTTCTAAAAATATCATGTCCTTTTGTATCAAAGTTTAGCAAATCCAAAACTTCTCTAAAAGAATCTCTTATTGCTTTTTTAATCGAATCATTATATTTAAGATTATTTAAATCTAATTGCACCGATTGTTGATTTTCATTTGATACTATTGCCTCGTTGACAATATCTTCAACTGCCATATCACATTCTGGATGTAGTGATACTTCTCTATATCTTCTTATTAAATCTAATTCATTTCTAGCGTTAACATCAAAACCACCATAAGACGCAAAAAACCCACCAGCGGGGACGGTTTGTGTACCGTCATCCGCTTGAGGTGGAACTATATTTTGTCTTGGATCTGGTTGTGAGGTATTTAAACGCTCAATCTTAAACCCAAACAGTTCAGCCATAATTTAGTTTCTCCTATTACTATTAATACTTATAAGAGTATTAAGTAGTAGTATTTGTTTCAAAGTATTGGTATCTATGCGTAGCAGTAAAAGATTCTACTGTGTTGTTAGTACCAAAGTCCAAAGGAATATCATCAATTGTAGTTGGGAACATTCCTCTAAACGTATATGATTTAATCACATTACCGTTTCGGTCAAGTTGGTCAACAAATGCGTCAACTTGATAATCAATAGGATTTGTTAATCCTTCGTTATCTGACATATTGTTGATACCATTTAACCATCTTTCGTATCCGTTACGAATTAAAAAGTCAGTATCATTTAGAATTGTAGTTGTCCATGTAGCAAATGTTCTATCACCTGCAACATATAACTCTCTTCCTCTAAATGGAATAGCAACTTCTCCAATTGTCATACCTGGTAAAGATGTTGTTGTACATAAGAAAGACATTGATTCTGTCTCCCCACCTACAGCAGCAAATCCAGGGAAAGGCATTGTCACTCTGAATTGGTTAGCACGAGCGCCGCCGCCTCTTAACTTAGCTTTAAAGTCATTTATATTTGGCATGATTCCTCCTACGCTCCTACTACTTCTTCAAATGCAACACCTGTTCTTGTCGCAACGAATTGTAGTTGTATAAAGTTAATTGATCTATTAGGTTTGACAAAAATGTCAGCTCTAAATTCATTTCTATCAATGACATCACCAGTATTATTTGATGTATCACAAACTACTAAAAAGTCTGTTATACCTCTTCTACCTTGTACATCTCTTAGGAATGGTTCAACTATGTTTCTAAATTGAGCTCTTGTAAACTCGTCATTAAATTCAAATAGTTGAAATTTAGAAGCAGTTGAGATTGCCTTCTCTAAAGTGATAAACAATCTTCTAACGTTGATTCTGTCAAACGCACTAGGGTTAGATAATCCTGTTTTATCTCCGAACAAGATTGTACCTTGTCCAGGTAAAGTTACAACTGGATTAATTCTAGCTCTATATAACTCATTTCTTTGTGTTTTTGATGGGTTGTATGCTAACTTAACAGCACCTCTAATTACTCCTCTGTTGAAACCAGCAGGTGAGAACCATGAGTCTGCGATTAAGTCTGTTCTTGCAGCCAAACCAGCAATATCTCCGTTTAATGGAATATATCTAAACACATCATTGTATTTGTCGTAAGTATATTTGTAACCACTATCAAATACAACATATGAAGATGATCTAATACTGTTAAAGAAACTTTTAACATTAGTTGTTTGAGTATTAGAATTAGTTACGTTAACCACGTCTGTTCTTTCTGGTGAAGCAAACACAATTGCGTCTTTTCTGTTTTCTGCAATTGTAATTAAGTTATCTACGTGAGTAGAGTCACCTTTACCAGAAATAATTAAGTTAACATCTACACTATCTGAATCCTCATATTTTTCATAAGCAGTTTTTAATTCTGCAACTGAAACATCACTACCATCAGAACCACCAGATAAACTAATATCTTGTAACGCACCAACGCCAAAAGTTATATTTAAAGCAGCACCTCCCCAACCTGTAGTGTTTGTTGAGTCGTGATCCATCCAATAGATGTATTGTGATTTGTTATAAACTACATTCACATAGTAATTATCGTCTCCTTGTGGAGTTTTTGCGTCAGAAGCTACTGATACTGAATCATAAACTTCTAATACTTCTCCAGCAGTACCTGTGATACCACCATCTTCGTCTATTACTACGATATGTATTTCGTCACCTGATCCGCCTCTATTAGAAACATAATCAGATGTTCCTGGTGCAGCACCTACTAAATCATAATATCTCCATCTTCTTCTTATTGAAGTTCCGTTAGCAACTGCTGTATGCAATCCGCCAACTCCTGATGGATGTCTTACGATAGTTATTGTTGAAGCAGCTTTTGCTGTTACTCTATATTCATATCCGCCCGACTCACCAAAATTTACAATATCACCTACACTTATATTTGCGTCTGAAGCAACTGTAATTGTAGAATCGCCTACTGCTGTAATTGAATCAGATACAGTAGTTATTGCTGTTTGTTCGTAAACTGTTGATGAAGGACAAACTGAAACTCTTATATTATTACCCCAAGCACCTGCTGTTCTTGCAGCCCAATTGCCGACAGAGCCAGTACCTGTATTGTAAGGTCCTGTAGTTCCGTCACCATCTGAATAGTGTGAAGTATTCTTAATTACTAAACCACTACCATTAGCGGTAGCGTTTAATGTGCCTGTGTTGATTGCACGTACAACTCTTAAATTTGATGAGTATTGCAAAAAACTTGCAGCACTAAAAAAATATTCAAAGTTTGAAGAGTCAGGTTTACCAAACGTTTCAACAAATTCTTTTTCTGAAGCAATTGAAATTACTTCATCCATAGGACCTTGTGTGAATTTTCCTGCAATAGCACCAATAGTAGTTGCCACTGCTGGTATTACATTTGTTAAGTCTTTCTCTTGTACGAGAACACCTGGTGAAACTTGAAATGCCATAGTTGTTGTTCTCCTTATTGCTTAATAAAGTATCATTAATCTCAATACTATTTAGTATATTATTATTTTACAGAATATCGCCTTTTCTTACAGTTACAGGTGTCCATACTTCTCCTGAATCATCTTGTATATAGTCTTCATCTAAACCATCATTCACAAAACCAAAAGGTGCCATATCTTGTTCTATCGCATTTGCCTGTTCTTCATACATTCTAGCACGTACATCTTGGTCTGTCATTTCTTTAAAATATCGTTGATTTGTTATCCATGCAAAAATAACACAACACATAACTAAATCATCATTTGCACCTTCTTCGGCCTGCCATGATGAACCTCGTCTTACAAAGGTTGATAACTCTTGTATTGTGTGAAAATCGTTTCCAAGTATTTTATCTCCTTCAAGTAAAGACTTTAAGTTAGAACAACCAATACGTTTTACTGATTTTGTCATACGAACACCTAACTGTGTTCCTCGTTTAGAAAAACCACCACCTAATATTTGACCTGCACGGCCTTTCATCATACACATAAGTAAATTTGTATATTCTAATTCAAAGTGTAATGCGTCAGCAACTTGATGACCTATATCATTAACCTCAACGCAAATATGAGCATTATTATATTGTCTTGCTACTTTTTCTATAGTGTGTGGAAACAATATAGGTTTAATTTCATTATCTCTAAACTTTGCAACCATTCTATATGGCATTTTTGAAACATCAAAAACAGCAAAGGCAGAATAATCTTTTACTGTACCTCTTGCTACGTCAACGGTGATAACATAATCTTTTCCTTTTTCTGGCCGTTCATACATATCAAATCCTGCGTTTGAAACTATAGGAGTATTGTGAGATAACATTCTAATTTTAGATGGGTTAATAAGTGTATCAACTGAACCTACAAACTCACATTCAAACTCGGTAGCAAATTGTGCTTCAGACGTATTTCGTATTGTTTCTTCTTTCCACTTATCATCTCGTCCTGGCACTTCAGACCAATGTACTTCTACAGGAATATAATCATTTCTTCCATGTATTGCGTCATTCCATAGTTTATAAAACATATTCATTCCATGTGGTGTAGATACAATCATTACTTTAGATGATTTACCAGATGATATGGTAGGATAAACTGAACTAAAAAACTGTTCAGATATATTGGCAGGAATAAACGCAAACTCGTCAAGGAAGATGATGTTAAATGAACCACCTCGAATAGCAGAACTTGATGTTGCAGCTGCAAGTATCTTTGAACCATTTTCTAATTCTAAAGAACCTTTGTTCCAGTTTAATACACCTTGTTGTAACCATTTAGGTAGATTTTCATATGCAAGTTGAAGACGACCTAATAAATCTCTTGCGGTAGAACTTTTGTTGGCAAGTATGGCCACATTGATATTATGATTAAATACAACTTGGTGTAATAAGTATGCAATAATGGTTGTTGACTTACCTGACTGTCTTGGAAGTTTACAAATAGAAAAACGATTTTCGTCAAATGTTTTTACCATTTTTTCCTGAAACTTATACATTCCAAAAGGCACAAGACCATCATCAATGTTTACAATCTTAATATAGTTTTTAATAAAGTAAACAGGATCTTCCATACACTTGGCAATTTCTTGTACTTGCTCTTGTGTATATTCAATTCTTGTGTTTGCTTTAAATAAGTTAGGATTTCCTAAATATGATTCTGACATAACTGTTATATAAAAGTATAAATTAAAGCAAATCTTTCACCTTTTTGTGGATAATACATAAAGTGAGGAAGATTATCAAAACAAATTGCTTTATACTTTTTTGGTTTAATTTCCTTTATAATATTTATCTTTTCTTTATCTAGTATTACAGTATTTGAATTATTATCTAAAGGGTTATTTAAATATATTATTATTTGCCTATGTTTAAACTCGTGGTCATAATGAATAGGAGATTTTTTATCTTTTACATTAAAACTAATATTTACAGCACATCTAAAAATTTCTTTATATGTTATATTGTTTTTTTTACAAAATGTTTCAAATATATCAACAAATTGATCTTTGTAAATACTGTTCCATTGACCATTATTTTCAGGTCTGTTTTTAACTATATGAGTTAAATGTGAATTGCCGTCACCGTTTACAGAAAATGGATAATAAAAATATGGAAAATTACTACTTAAAACAATGTTATTAATAAAATCTTTATGATGGTCTTTTAAAAAGTCATCATCTTCTATAAAATTATTCATTATTTAAACCTCTAAACAAGTTTTTATCCGTATAACTAAACCAACCTGTGATAATATATTTTTCATACTCATTTGAAATCTGTCCTTTATGCGTATGTGTCCATCCTGCAGGCCACATTAATGTTAAACCTTTTTTAGCAGGAACTGTTAAATTTTGATATAAAAATTCTGTACCTCCATTTGGCACATCATTTAGATATGTCATCCAAGCAAAAACTCTTGCTGAATTAGGATAAACGCCACTACTTTCACAATGCCATTCATAAAATCCTTCAGTCGGTTTATAATATTGTATGTTAAATGCTTGAACAATGCCATATTTTGATATTAGTTTTGTAGCAGAATAAGTTTCATTATATAAACCTACTAATTTTTTTAAACATTCAATATATGTAATTATTCTAGGATCTTTATTATTAATATTTGTTGTATATTCTGTAGATTTTTTTGCTTTTATAATCTTTATTTTTTTAGTAGCACTATCAGTTGTACCTACAAATGTATTGTTATTAAAATCTTCTTCTTTATATTTTTTAATAAGATCATCACAAACATTTTCAGATATATAGTATCCTGCAACAAAACTATTTTTATCAAACTTATGTATTTTCATTAATTATAATACCTTCAATCGCATTGTATCCCATAGACACAGCTGCATTTATTCTACTGCTACCTTTATGTACAGAATATTTTTTTTCTTTATATCTAGCACCTAATGCACCAAATCTAGGAGTTGTACTTATATTGTGTTTAATAACTTCTATAGGCTCGTTCATACCATCTTTTAACCAATTATTTTTTTCGTGTTCTGGTAAAGTATGTGGATAAGGATTTTTTTTAGTATATGTTAAATCACTTATCAGAAACATCTGTTTTTTCGGGTGTGATGTTTTTGCTTTTAAAACTTTTATCTTCTTCACTTTGTACATCCTTATTTTTATTTTTAAGTATCTTATGTAACTCTGCTGATGAACCTACAAACAAGGCCTGTTTAATATTTGTACTTGTCTTATTAGGAACATCTTTTAAATTTTTAAGTTTGCCTTGTAAATCTTGTAATTTATCAACTGTATCGGCCACTTGCTTAATTAGATTACCTGCAACTTCATAGGCTCTAGGATGTTGACTTTCGTTTGCAATATCCAATATACCTTGTATTGCGTCTTGACCTCTTTCTATAAGATTGTAATAGTTTTCTCTACTGTATTTGTAATCATTATCTACATCCTCTTTATCCTTGTCTTCTAATCTAGGTACAGGAGGAGTAAACTCTTTTTTAACTACTGACTTTGTGGCAGGCTTTTGTTCGGTAGAGATACCAAGTGCCTCATTTATTTTATCGTCTATACTCATATTATACTATTTATTGTTTTTTAATTTAAGGTATGTTGATGTTGCAATAACATATCTATTTGTATTGCAAATAAACTGTGTTGGTGTGTGAACGTAATGACCAGGCCAAATATACCAATAAAATTTTTTAGGTTTAATTTCTAGTACAAAATTGTCTAAATCAAATATAGTACCAAAATTTAAATCGCTTAAATAAATTATACCAGAAACAGGTATGTGTTGTTCATCAATTTTATCACCTAGGTGATTATGCCAGTTATATTCTTTATTTTCTTTTTGTATAAAAGCCCAAGTTTTAGATTTAATTATATCAAAGTCTGTTTTAAAAACATCTTTTAACGAATAAAGATAACTTTCTTTAATAGGTTTTATTCTTTCATCATTTGACTCAAATACATTAGGATCGGTTTGAGATTTAGGATGTTGACATTTAGGAAATTGATCACAACAAGAATTGGTCTTTACATATTCATCTAAAAATTTTAATGAATTTTTTATATCTTCGTCAGTTAATTTATTTTCACAATTAACAATATTAATCATTTTTTATAAAAAAGTTTTTTATGTCGTTTATCTGACAAATCATAATTTTTAAACCAAGATGGTAATCCTAAATGAGGTCTTGTATCAAAAATATTTTTATCAGGTTCACCAAATTTAGATTTAACATTGTTATAATGTAAAAATACTTGAGCACAGTCTTCACCTTTAAATTTTTCTCTCCAGTGTTCGCAAATATTACCCTTGTAAACTAACATATCTCCTGGGTGTAAAATAACTTTTGTACCTTTATTATTTGTAGCATGTGGATAACCATTTTCTGGCGTTCCTATATTTTTTTTAGCCTCAATGTATATTGGCCATTCCTCACCACCTAAATTTAATGTTGTAGAAATTTCACAACTATACCTGTCTTTATGTCTTTCTAATACATCACCATTTTTGTAAATACGAGCATAAGAGTAAGTGGGATTTAATTTAAGACCTGTTTCTTTTTCCATTTTAGGTTGAACAGCAAGCAACAAAGTTTCCATAGCTATATCAGCATATTGATAATAAGTATTTGGTACTTGAGCACAGTTTTCCCATACACCCCATTCAGTTGTAAATGGTGAAATATATCTTGTATCAAAAAATGTTTTAGCAACCTGACGTTTCATTAAAAAATAATTATAAACAAAAGTAGCTAATTCTTTAGGTATTGCTTTTTTAATAACTATATAATGATTTTTTTTAAAATTTGATTTCATTTGTTTTCCTTATAATGTTTTAAAATCACATTTCTTACAGCTTGTAAGTTAAAGTGTATAAATCTAAAAGGTTCAATACCATCATCAACTGTAAATTGATGTGGAACATACGAAGGAAAAAATACTAATGTTCCTGGTTTAAAACTATAATAAAGTTTATCACTCATAATAGATTTTTTATCTTTATCTTTTAATGGCAATTTAGTCATCATAGCACCGTGTCTAGGATCGTGGAACACAGGACGAGATGTAACATCTGAACACTTTAAAAAATAAAAACCTGATATGTGATTGTCCCAATGAACGTGTGTATCGTGGTGTCCTCCACCATTTTTAGAAAACTCTTGTGCCCAAAATTCTGTCCAGTGCATTGTATATTGTGACATATCATAACCCCACTCGTCTAATAGGTTATGTGATGTGTGTCCGATATATGTTTCAAGTTCTCTTAATTCAGGAACACCATTTAATAAAGTTGAGTGATAACTCATTCCGTGGTCTTTAACTTTTTCAAAGTTTTTTTTACCTAAAAATTTTTCACGTTTAACTAATGATTCTTTTTTAGCTCTTTGATAAGATAAATCAATAAATTTATCTGTCGCTTTAATTGTTGATTCCAACCATTGTGGTTTATATATGCTATACAAAGGTGTTTCAAAAACATAATTTGTAAGCATTCTTTCTCTTTGTACACTAACTGTCATACTATTTCCTTTTTTCCTATATATAATCTATTTAAAAGGCCATCCTAAAGTCCACATCACTAATGAATATCTTGTACCTCTTGTTACAGGTTTAACTCTATGCCAAACAAAACTTGGAAATATTACAATAGAACCACGAGGCCTTATTTCAGTACACTCTTTGAAGCTAGTTTCTTTATTTAGTTCCTTGTCAACATCATTTCTAAAATCAAATTCTAAATTTCCACCCTCATATTCTGAAGGATCACTTAATGATAGTGTCATAGATAACTTTCTAATTTTACCATTAGTCGGATCTGTTTTGTCTTCACGTTTATAAGGTTGTTGCCAACTGTCACAATGCCAACCATAATATTGACCTGTAGAGTATTTTGTAAATTGGCAAGACTCTGAATAATCCCATTGAAAATTCCAACCTGCTTTAATATTTGCCATTTCTACATAAGGATGTAACTCTTTATATATCCACTTGTCGTCTAACCAAGTAACTTCTGAATCTCTTTTTTTCTTTAAATCTTTTTGATCTTCAGCAGTTAGTATTATTCTATCTTGTTCATCTCTAGGTAATCGGTTATCTTTATACTTGCTTGACACATTACCTGTCACAGCAGTTTCGGTATTAAAAGATTTTCCGTATTTTAAAATTTCAGCACATAGTTTAGGCGACAAGGCTGACTCGAAGTACCAATAATAATCTTTTAAATTCATAATAATATATATCTATTTATGGACTTTTTATCTTCAGTTTTATAATTTATTCATCTGTGTCTGTACTTGGATTATAATTTTTAGAATCGTTAAATGTACTTATAGTTGTTGTAAATCCAAAATCATCATCTGCACTAGCTGAGGTCGGATTAGGAGTTACAACAATTCTTTCTTCTCTTTTTTCTGTGGTTGCTGTATCACTATATAAATCTGATTGAGCTTCTTTAATAATTTTACCAGAATATATAGGTCCATACAAATAAGTTTTAGCAGTAAATCCCATAGTATAGTTAACAGCTCTTCGTTGTGTAAATGAACCATCATATGAATCTTCATAATTTACACTATTTAATGTTATAGGAACATCTCTTTTGATTCCCATTTCAGGAATCGCATTAATTGTAACTGTATAATCTGGTTGAAAGTAAGGCAATATCTGTTCTATAATTTGTAGACCGCCTTCAGCAGTAGCAGTAAAAGAGTATAAATTGAAACTTATATTGTATGGTACAGGATTATATTGATAGTATTGTTTATCCGGGTCTGAACTATTAACTGTTTTAAACTTTCCAAGCCTTTGTAATTTACGAGAGGCGTCATAATTTATGCCTGATATTTCAAAACCCATACGAGGCAAAGTAATTGCCATTTCTCTATTGTCTAAATTTGCTTGTTGGTCCAATCGTGTTAAAAACTTTTCTTTTGGAGAATATGCCAAAGGTGCTCTTATTTTTTGAACAACATCGCCATCACTATTTGTTCTATGAATTATAATATTATTAAAAATTGTACCAAAAGCAACTACAACTTTTCTTAATGATTCGTGGTAAAATCTTCTTCCAAACATTATAAGCTTTCCTCATCCACTTCACCAAAAGGATTTCTTTCAGTAAAGTCTAATATATCATCATCTGTTGAAACTGTACCAAATCCTGCGTCTGATTCAAAAGTATCATTATCAGCATAATCTCTTGTTTGTGTTGATAAGTTGAAATCATCTGTTTCTAATTTAAAGAAATTATAATTACCTAATGTTGTATCTGTAGACTCAAGTAATAAACTACCAGTACCTGCGGCTGTTTCACTCTCTAAAGTTATTTGATGTTGCAACAAGTCTGTAGATAATGCTGCTTCAACATCATCAATAACAGGAACACCTGTGTCAAATTTTTCAGCACTATATTCAAATCTAGTTGTTTTAAGTTTGTAAACTGGTAAATTACCTAGTTGAAAGAATGGCTCCTGGTCTTCAACAAACTGTATTTCAAAAAAACTATTCATTAAAGGTACATAAACTAAATCACCTTCATTTGGTCGTCCTGATTTAATAAGTGTAGCAGTATTATCAACTTGATTTTGCCAACGTCTTTTTGAAATCATAAACGTTGTATCGTCTCTTACTTCTAAACCAAATTTAGAAACTAATTCTTGTTCACCTGCAAATCCTTCAGTTGTTTCAATATACATTTCTAATAGATATGAGCCATCAAATTTAGAAAGTGTATCTTCTCCTAAAACTAAATCTTTATTAACTAATGTTCTTGGTAAATAATAGCAATCGTGGCCGTAGATTTTTAGGCCTTCGATAATTAAATCTTCGTGTAATCTTTTTTCGTTAGAGTCACCGATTCCGTTTCCATTCTGAAAATAATGATTGACTGGCATTTCATTATCCTATCATATACGTTATAGGCGTTTCGTATGTGCCTCTTATTTCTTCTTCTAATTTTCTTATATCTTCTAATGCTTCTGAAAATATTTGACCACCATTTAGTGTTACTCCACCAATCATAGTCACTCCATTGAATTTTGAAAGATTCGCACCCCATTGTCTTTTAAATAAGGATGTGACGTATCTTTTTAAGTATATGTCATTATAAACATCTGTCATAACTGTAGGATCTAATTTTCTAAAACATTCAATTACAAGATACTCTCCAACTGCAATATCCGTTTTCCAATCCATATCTACATACAATTTATTATTGTATTGATTAAATCTAATAGGTTTTTCACCAACTAATATGTGGTCTAAAAAATCTAAATGTTTCATTGTCATTTCGTAATGAATAATTGAAGTAGATGAAAAATCATATAGATCATTTAATCTCATTTGATATCGTATATCAAACATATTTTGATTGCCTCTATTTGATAGAGGAAATATTCTTGTAACTGCTAATACAGCTTCTGGTACTACTATGAAATTATTTTGTTCAGTCCAAGTTGTTGAAACTGAATTTTTTGTAACTGATTGAGAAGTATCTCCAGTAGGAGATTTAATTCTATCTATATCTGCTTGTGTTACTTGATATTTAAGATATGTTCTTTCAACACCATCATAGTGATATTGAGCAAAATACTGTAACGCTTCATCCAATCTGTCTTCTAATTGGTCATCGTCCACGTTAATTTCAATAACGGGTTTTCCTAATGTTCTTAAAGCGTATTGTTTTAATTGTTCTCTACTTGCTGGGTTAGCCATAAATCCTCTTATATTACACTACTATTTATAATAATAGTAAAGTATTAACCAAGAGCGATGGCTTGTGCGATAGCGAATGGTTGAGTTGCAACAGTTTGACCTGAAACTTGTAAAGAACCAGTTACATTAAGTGCTGAACCTTCAATATATAATTGTATATCACTAGCAAGTACAAATTTTTCAGTACCTCCATCAGATATAGCAAATTTATCTCCATCAACTATAGTTGTTCCAGAACCATCAGTCATCCCGTCAATGTTGAATACTGCTTCAACGTTACCGTATTCTAACGCACTTGCTCCTGAATTGACTTTTAAAACTTGTCCTGCAGAACCTAAAGCTGCTAAGCCAGTTCCACCGTATACGTAATCTACAAACTCATTTGTTTGAAATTCTGCAAGTCCTGTAGCATTACCGTCTCCATCAAATACTGTTCTTATTGGTACTTTTGCTGCCATATATTCTTCTCCTTAATCTATTTATAATATTTATCCATTAGAATTGAAATAAAGTAAACTGACCACTTGAAGCGCCAGTTGATAATAAAAATGTTTGATTTGCCTGAAACACAGTTCCTTGTGATCCTGCACTAAATTTAAATGTTGCAGCTGCTGTACTTAAACCACTGTCTTGTGTAAATAATGATATGTTTCTAACTGCTGTACCAGTAACAGCGTCAGCAGAGGCAATACTATCAGTTCCTACTTTAGAACCTGTAGGCAAAGTAGCACCAGAAGCAGAAATTAAAATTGCACCTGTTCCGTCACCTGAAATTGTAGCACCTGCAAGGTCAATTGTGTTTCCAGATAAGTAAATGTCTTTCCATCTTCTAGCTGGCGAACCTAAATCATAAGTTATATTGTCTAGTGGTTCTAAATTTGAAACAAATCTGCCATTTACAGTAATAGTATCTTCAGTTGAATCTCCTGAATTAACTCCTAATGTAATATTTCCTCTTAATGTTGAAGAACCAGATACATCTAAATTGCCTGTTGCTGTAATGTCACTTGCTCTAATATTTGCGTCTGTTAAAGATAAGTTACCTGTTGTTGCACCAGTAAATGTACCAGTACCAAAAGCAATTTCATCCGCAGATTCGTCATAACCTATGAATACATTATTGTCATCACCTCTCTCAATAATAATACCAGCATCGCCTGTTGCCGATCCTGTTCTACCATTTCCTAATTCTAATAATAAATCTTCTACTGTTGTGTTTGTAGATGATACAGTTGTTGTTGATCCGTTTACTGTCAAGTCACCTGTGATGGTTAAATCATTTGATACTGTTAAGTCATTACCAATGGTAACATCATTAGGTAATCCTATTGTTAAAGTAGAACCTGAAATACTTGTTTCGATTTCATTTGTCGTACCTGATACTGTTAATGTGTCAGTTAATAATGATATGTTAGCATTTGTTGAACTGTCATCAGCAAGTGTTAAAGTAGTTGCAACACTAGCCGAACCAGCCGCTGTAAGTCTACCTTGTTGATCTACTGTAAATGTTGGAATAGATACAGCAGAACCATATGAACCTGGTGTTACTGCTGTGTCGTCTAAATCAATTGAAATTTCGTTAGCTGATACTGTTGTTGTTATACCTGAAAGTCCTGAAAAGGTAATAGTTTCACCTGTAGAAACAGAGTCGTTACTACCACTATCAGCTGCGATAGATAATGTTGAAACTACTTGAGCATATTCTAAAGCATTTCCTGCTTCGTTTGTTCTTAAAAAATATCCAGCAGTTCCTAATGATGATAAACCTGTACCACCTGAAGTTACTGGAGTTGTATCGCCTGATTGATATTCTGCTATACCAGTGGGAGTTGAACCACTATATACTAATCTTATTGGTGTTTTATCTGCCATTTTTAAAACCTATATGCTGGGTTGTTATCATCAAAAGTTGTATTATTTACAGCTGAAGTAGAAAGACCACCAGAGCTTGTGTAAACTTCAGCAAATATATTTCTTTCTGTATTCGCTGCAAAAGCAAATTGTGTATTTGGTGTTGATAATCCTCCAGATGCTGTAAAAATATTAACTTTTTGTTTTAAATCGTTTGTAAAAAATACATCTTTAAAAGATTTTGCTAAAGTACCTAAGTCGTATGTTACATCTGTAGTAGGAACTATATTTGATGAAACACTTGTAAAATCAACTGTATCAGCATTTGCCAATTCAACTATATTATCACCACTATCTCTAACATAAATCTTTTGGTCAGTTGAATTAATAGCAACTTCACCTACAGCTAAATCACTTGTTGTAGGTATGGAACTTACCGTTTCACTTCTTTTTAATTTTATAATAGTTGCCACTATAACCTCCTAATTATTAAGTATATGTTCCACCATTTATTTCTGCAACTGTTACAACGCCTGTACTTACTGTAAAGTTATCTGAACTAAATGAAGCAACCCCTTTATTACTTGTTGTTGCCAATTCAGCAGCGATAGTTAAAGTATCACCTGATTGTGATGTATCAATACCTTCGCCACCTGATACTGTTAGGGCATCTCCTAAATCAATTGCTTGTGTACCTTAATCACCAGTAACTGTAACTGTACTATTTGCTAAGTTAGCATTTGAAAT